CATAATTTGTACCTGATGAAGGAAAACCGGTAACACTAGCTAAAGTTATTTCTGTAGCTGATCCGTTATTACCATTTGTATCATCAGCTAATGCACCATTTAATGTTGTAGTTGCAGATCCTAATACAGATCCACCCCATAAAGATATACCCCAACCAAAAGCTCCTAGTTGTTCTGCTGGTCCTACGTGGTAATATTGAAAAAAAGTTATACCACCTGAAAGATTTGCACCGCTCCCTGTTTCATTACTAGGCATAGTAATTGTAATACTAGAACTTGTCGGCACACTAGTTACCATAAATTTTTTATCAGCGAAATCAGCTGCACCAAAATTAGAATTTGTAATAGCTGAAAAAGTAGAGGCATCTCCAAATAATATAATATCACCAGCTTGAAAAGTTGTTGTGCCAGCAAATGTTATGGTTACTTCTGGATCTCCATTACTAGTGCTAAAACAATTTGTAAGAGCTGTGCCTCCTGGATTAACTAAAGGATGAATGTCATAAAACACACCTCCAGAATATGCATATAAAATTCTATTAGTTCCTATAGCTGCAAATTTTGTAGAAGCTGAATTAACAAAATGATGTAAACCTCTGGCTACACCTGTTAATTTAGACTCACCTAATTGGGACCAACCCCCTAATTTTTCAGGTGTACCATATCTAAAACGCACATTTTGGCCACCTGTCCATTGAGACTCGGCGCCGGTAGATGTGACTTGTTTATTGAATCCTGGTAAAAACCCTAATTTTTGTAACATATAAAAAACCTGTTTATTAGGTGTTATAGCAGATTGTGAATGATTTCAATAGATTAAAGCAGAGGGAATCAGTGGTGGATCATCCCCCTGCAAGCCTAATCTATAGACTATTTTTTTGATTTTGTCAACGCTGTGCCTTTAAACCAAGCAGGCACACCTAGTAAAGGTCTTTTATCTAAATAATTTTCTTTAGCTGTTTTAGAATTAGTTTTATTATAATGTAAAAATACTTGACCACAATCTTTACCTTTAAATTCTTCTCGCCAATGTTCAAGATCACAACCAGAATATATTAACATGTCACCTGGTTTAAGATCTATTTTAATACCAGCCTGACCTTTTCCACCTGTTGGATCTAAATATATTGGCCATGGGTCACCACCTAAATTTAATGTTGTAGATATTTCACAGGAGTATCTGTCACTATGTCTTGCTAATATATCTCCTTGTTTATAAATTCTTGAATAGGAATATGTAGGACTTAATTTAATACCAGTATGTTTTTCCATAACAGGTTTTACTTCCATTAATAATGTTTCCATTGCAATATCACTATAGTGTGAATAAGTATTTGGCACTTGTGAATCATTCCATACACCAAAATATTCTGTAAACGGTGATATAAATTTATTATCAAATAAAAATCTTGCAACTTTTCTTTTATTTAAAAAGTATTTGTAAACAAACTCTGCTAGTTCTGGTGAAATAGCTTGTTTTAAAACTGTGTATTTATTTTTTTTAAACGACATTTAATACTCCTTTTGGTATTGCTTGGCAGTTCCAATGTATAAATCTAAATGGACTATAACCCATATCTACAATGTACTGATGAGGTAAGTATGATGGAAAGAATATCATTCTACCTGGTTTAACTTGATAATTAATTTGTGATGACGCATAAGTTACTTTTGTTTTATCTTTTTCTGGTAAAAGATTCATAACATTACCTGGTCTTGGATCTTCAAAAATAGGTAATGATGTAGACTCATCTGCTTTTAAAAAATAAAAACCTGATATGTGACCGTTCCAATGTGTATGTAAAGTATGATGACCACCACCTTTTTTAGCAAACTCTTGCACCCACATTTCTGTAGTAAATACTTGATAATTAGTTAAATCAAAACCCATCTCACCTAATAAATTATGAGATGTTGCACCTACATAATCTTGTAGTTGTTTAAAATTTGGATCACCAATTAATGTTGTTGAGTGAAATACATGACCCATATCACCTTTGTCACCAAATTTTTTATTACGTTTATCTATATCTGGTTTTAATATTTTTGTTGATTGTTCAATATATTTATCAGATGCTTTATTTAAACCATCTACAAATGTTGGTTCATCTGAAAACCATATAGGACACTTAAAATATTCTTCTAATTGTAGTTGTTCAGGATAACTAACTATTTTTTGTTTTTTAACTTTAGCTTTTTTCTTTTTCATATTTCTCCTTTATTGAAACGGGTATCCTAAGTTCCATATTACTAAACTATTTCTTTCTCCACTTTTAACTGGACATACTCTATGCCATACAAATGAAGGAAATACAACCAAAGATCCTTTAGGTAAAATTTCTTTACATTTATGAACACTACGTTTTTTATCTGGATCCATGTTTCTAAAATCAAATTCTAATTCACCACCTTTATAATTTTTAGGATCAGATAAAGTAACAGTCACAGAAAGTTTTCTAATTTTACCATGTGATGGATCATTAGCTTCTTTTTGATATGGTCTATCCCAACTATCACAATGCCAATCATAATACTGACCTTTTTTATATTTTGTAAATTGACAAGCCTCTGAATAATTCCATTGAAAATTCCAACCAGCATTTCTATTTGCTTCGTGAACATAAGGTTGTATTTCTTTATACACCCATCTGTCATTCATCCAAACAATGTTAGAATCTCTTTTCTTTTTTAAATCTTTAATTTGTTTTTGATTTAATTTTTTATCACCATAACCGCCAGTAACTGCCATTTGTTCTTGCATTTGATGACCATACTTTACAATATCATCACAGATACGTTCTGGAATTGCTGATTTAAAATACCAATAATAATTTGTTAGGTTCATATATCTTTATGAACTTAATATAACATTTGTTATGAAACTGTCAATGTTCCTGAAACTGTAAAAGTAGCAACTTTGTATGATCCTGCAGGACCAGGTAAAGTTGTCACTGTGTTTGTACCAGGAGCTACTGAAAAAGTTTGCGTGCTTGGTCCTCTTACTACCACAAGTCCACTACCACCAACTCCACCATCATTAACTCCACCACCACCAGCTCCTCCGCCAGTATTAACTGTTCCATTAGTCCCTGCTCCTGAAGGTCCTGGTGCTCCTGCACCTCCACCGCCAGCTCCACCTGCTGCAGGGGTCGCAGTTCCATAAATATTTCCTCCAGCTCCACCACCACCAGCTCTTTGAGTTGGTGTGTTTGTAATATTAGAAGTTACTCCAGCTCCACCTACTCCTGGACCTGGTCTATTATTTCCAGCTGCTCCTGCACCTCCACCTCCACCACCAGATCTACCTTGTGGAACACCAATTTCTCCTGTACCACCATCATTTCCTTGAGGAGGACTTGTTGGAGGAGTATTACCTGATCCAGCAGATGTACCACTTGTACAATATCCTTGACCACCACCTGATCCTCCGGGTGCACCACTTCCTGGATTACCAGATCCACTACCCCCACCACCAGTTGATGTTATTGAATCAAAAACTGAATCAGTTCCAGATCCACCACCATTGCCGGGATTAGCTCCTGCCGCTCCACCAGCACCTACAGTAATTGCATAACACCCTGCTACTATAAATGCACTTCCTGAACCTAAAGGAGAAACTGTATAACCACCTGTAGCAGAACCTCCTGATTCTCTATAACCACCAGCTCCACCTCCACCACCAAAAGTTCCACCACCGCCACCACCACCAGCTATTACTAAATAATCTAAATTAAAACCAAATTTTGGCCATGTTCCACATTTTTGTGCTTGAAATTGTGATTGCATTGACCACACACCACTTGCTTTACTTAATTCTTTTACGATAACTATTCCTGATCCTCCTGCACCACCAATATCACCGCAGTTATCGCCACCACCGCCACCACCTCCGGTATTAGTTGTTCCTGATACTGCACAAACTCCTGGTGTACCGCCACGACCTCCACCACCAGCACCTCCTGTGCCTCCTGGATTAGGAAATCTTGCTCCACCGCCACCACCGCCACCGAAAACTCCACAGACACCACTGCCCGTTCCATAATCAGGACTTACATCTAAACCTGCACCTCCAATTCCACCTCTTCCTGCTCCTGGAGTGTTTCCTGTAACAGCATTACCGCCTACAGCGCTAGCTCCACCGCCACCACCTGATCCTCTTGTGTCACAACTTACAGGAGGACTTCCGGCAGATCCTGTTCCTCCAGCAAATCCTTGTCCACAAACTCCTGCTCCACCAGCTGATCCAGGTGCGCCTGGAGGTCCACCACCGCCACCACCACCTGATCCACCAGCAATTCCTACAGATTGTCCTTTTCCACCACCGCCACCACCACATGATGTATAAGTTGTACCATTAACTACTATAGATGAATTAACTCCGTTACTTCCAGGATTATTTGGAGAACATCCACCAGCTGCGCCTCCACCACCAACTACAACGGCTCCTAAAGCACTGTTTCCAGATACATTTAATTGTATATTTCTTAAACCACCAGCTCCACCACCAGCAGCTCTATCTCTTCCACCACCTCCACCACCAGCAAGAATTAAAGTTTTAATAACTCTAGTTCCTGATTGTGTAGTAACTGCGCTAGGTGTGCTTGCTGTTTTAACAGTTTGTGTACATTTACCGAAAGAAGCATTATTTACTGCTCCGATTACTCCACCGTTTTGATTTCCACTGCCTCTTGGCATTTTAATGTCCTCCTATGCGGACACCCAAGCTGTGCCGTTCCAATCGTATACGGTTGGTGTTTCCGCTTCGTCGTTTGATTTAGTTGCTTCCCAACCTTTAGTGTTGTCAGCATTATATTTTGTTTCGTTCCAAGAAATTAGGTATCTCCAAACAATTGGATCTTCACCATCATTTGTAATTGATGGATAAGTTATTGGTGCTTGCCAATCGTCATTAGAATCTAGTGACCATGATGCATGAGGTTGTGGGTGTAAAAATTTATCTTTTACAGGATCATAAATCATTCCGATTCCTGCATATGTTTTTCTAAAATTATTATTGTAAGAAGTTTGTTTCCAGATTCCACCTTTAAAAAAATTAATACACCATGTTTCACCATCTTGGTGCATATCTGAAGGAACACAATCATTTCCTACAACTACTACTCTTTCAACTACTTGATGAGTATCTGAAGTATGTCCTGTTGGATCTACTTTTGTTTTTAATTCTGCGAAGTGTGCCATAATTTTTTCCTTATATATTTTTTATTGTTATTTGTAAATATGTAACTTTTATACATTTTATACCCAATTATCATCTTTTACAAATTCATATACAGTATTCATTGACCACACACCTGGTGCTTGTTTTGGTACAGATACCGCTGCTTGTTTTACAATAACTAATCCTGAACCACCATTACCTGCACTTCTACTTACAGAAGCTCCACCACCGCCACCACCTGTATTAACTGTTGCATTTGATCCTGGTCCTGTAAATCCACCTGCTCCGCCACCACCAGCTCCACCTGCACCTGCACCTGGCGAATAACCTGGTTGAGCACCACCGCCACCACCACCACCAACATGTGTTACTGGAGCACCTGGATAAGTTGAACTTTTACAAACTCCTGCTCCACCAACTCCACCTTCACCGGGTGCTGAAGGTCCGCCGATAGCACCTGCTCCACCTCCACCAGAACCTTCTTCAGTTCCTGGTCCTGGAATACCTGAATTATTTCCTTCTGGGGGAGTAAATCCTCCTGCATTTCCTGTAGACGCTAAACATGGACTACCATTACCTCTTGCTCCACCACCACCTGAACCACCTGGGTTTCCTGCACCACCTGGTTGAGGTCCACCTGATCTACCACCACCTCCACCACTTGCTGAATATGTTGTACATGCAATTACAATTGTTGAATTTGTTCCACTAGTTGCTGTAGCACTAGAAGGTCCACCACTTGAACCACCACCGATAACTACTGCTCCTAAAGCAGAGCCTCCACTAACTGGAATTGTTAGACAACGAACACCACCTGCTCCGCCGCCACCACCACCTTCACCGCCACCACCATGACCACCACCTGCTCCACCAGCAACTAATAATACATTTACTGATGTTGTTGCAGGTTGAGTTGTAACTGCTGAGCATGTACTAGCTGTAATTGTAGTAATAACTTCAGATTGGCATATAGCTGCTTGTACTGTATTTATAGGTCCAATTATTCCGCCATTTCCAGCCATAATTTAAACCTCCTAAGCGTCGTCTAATACTTCGTATGAAATAAATAAATCTAGGTCACCTGAAGCACTAGCTCCACCTTTCAGTATGTCACCTTCCATTAAATAGATAGGTGTATCCGAAATGACTAACGTTGCGTCAGCCGGGACTGAAACTGTTTTTGCTAAATAAACTGTTGCGTCTGCTCCTGTTGCAGTAATACCTGATGCACCTGCAGTTGTTAAACCATCTACAAATAAATCAACACTTGCTGCATTTGTTCCATCTACGTTTGCTACTGTAATTCTATTAATTTTTAATAATTTTTCTGCATCAACTGTTAATAGAGTTGCAGTTGCTGTGTTAGATAGATTGAAACCAAGGTTTCCACCTAAGATTGATGTTACATTTACTATATTTGGGTTTGCCATTTTTTAATCTCCTTCTTCCTTTTAACCGAATACGATTGCCATTGCAATAGCTTTTCCTACAGAAACTGCAGGGGCTTGCATAGTTGGGGCTGCTGCTGAGCCATTTGATGTTAATACAAAACCGCTAGTTCCTTCAGCAACTGCGCCAAAAGAGCCTGAACTATTAATTTGAACTTGTCCAGTAGTTCCTGCGGCTCCAGCACCAAGTGATAAATCTTTAATATTAGGATTTACGCCATCGTCTGCACAAGCAAAAACTAATTTATCACCTTTATCTGTAGCAGAAAAAGTAACAGATGTTCCACTACCAGATATATATTCAAACTCAACTTCGTGTGCTCCAGATGTTGTATTTCTTAACATATAAAAAGTTTCTACATCCAAAGGAATTCTTACATTTTGTTTTCCAGTAATTGTTCCTGTAAATTCAATCATTCTAAATTGACCAGTTCCAGTTGT